ATGTATGTAGGAGTAAATGGGGCAGCTAAGAAAGTATTGTAAAAATAGAAAGTAAGGGCATCTGAATAGGGTGCTTTTTTCTATGCTAAGAGCAAAAGAGAGGAGGAAAGAGAGTGGGGAATTTAGCCATCAAAGAACCACCAGAGTTTCAGCAAGAGATCCATCAGGTAGAAGAAGAGGAGTATTTAACAGCAGAGCTAGAAAATGAGATTAAGGGCACGTTACTAAACAACGATGTGTATTTAAAGAAAAAATTAGAGGAAACAAAAAAGGAGACAGAAAAAGTAAAAGGTTTAAGTAACCCAAATATATTGATAAACCCGAATTTTAAAATTAATCAAAGGGCAATGACTGAATATACTGTTAGGGCAGGAAATCCACAAATATATACTTTTGACAGATGGAAAACTTTTCAAGGCGCAAAAAATAATGTTACAGTTAGAAGAATTACTGATGAAGAGAGTGGAGTTTACATTGAAGTAATGGGAGAAGGCTGGGCGCTAGGACAGTATGTAGAAAATTTTGAGGATTATGCAGGAAAAACAGTAACTATATCTGCAAAAATAAAAGATATGGCGGGTAGCTGGCGAATTTTTGTAAGTGAGACAGATACCACGTATCATTTATTAGATTTTGATGACATAATAAACGGGATTGTAAAGGCAACGTTTACTCTTTCTGCTAATGCAATTAGGCTTCTGGCGTGTTTCCATTTTATTGAGGGGTTTAATGATGACATTGGTTGGATTGATGTGGAATGGGTTAAACTGGAGTTAGGCGATATAGCTACTTCATACATGCCGCCTGCTCCTGCCATAGAATTAGCAAAGTGCCAGAGATATTATTTTTATGAATCAAGTGAGTGGAGCACTATCATGGAAATAGGAAATGATTATGATGTTGGTAAAAGAATTAATTTTCCTACAACAATGAGAATTTTACCTACGATAACCTTAAATGGAGAAGGAGAGGAGCATGTTTTGACAGATGATAATTTAAACTATTATTCCGAAAATGGTTTTGATTGTTGTGGTAAAGGGTTGATACCTAGTGGTTGGTTGATTGGAGATATATATGTGGACGCAGAAATCTATTAAAAGGAGTGTGACTGTTATGGACATACAATACAAAAATCAAGAATCAATTTATAATGTTTATGCTAGAACAGATAAAAATGACATTGTAACAAAGATTTTTTCAGATTGCTTTGAACAGCCAAAACCAGAAGATATATTGTTGAAATCGGGAAGAGGTGATGAGTTTGTACATGTGGGATATTATCGGATATTAACAAAAGAAAGAGCACATAACTATAAAATTGTTGCAGGAGAGCTTACAGAAAGGACAGAGGAAGAAATTGCAGAGGAAATAGCAGATAATCATAATCCAGAGGAAAGTGACAAAGAGAAACTTGCAAGGTTAGAGAAAGAAAATTATTTTTTGAAAGAGCAACAAGCGGAACAAGATGAAATAATTTTGGAAACTAATTATGCTCTTTTGCTTATGCAGGAAAGCATAACAGATATTGTATAGTAAGTAGAGCTGAGAAACAGCTCTTTATTTTTTATCATCTTACAAGGAGGAGTATATGGTATATAAGTTAATGAAAAGGATATTGGAAAGAGGGACTTATGAGAAAGTAGATATGCAGAAGAAGTTAGATGTATATTTGGCATTTTCTCGGATTACTCAAGAGCAGTATGAAGAATTGTGCACCTTCATACAAGAGGAAGAGAGAAAGGGGTAAAAATAGATGGATACACCAATTACACATGCAGAGCATGAAGAATTTCGCAGAGTGATGGAAGCAGAAAACAAACGGCTGGCTGATGAGAATAACCGACAGAATAAACGGTTAGAACTGGTAGAAGAAAGTGTGCGCCAAATCAGTGATCTAACGGTATCTGTGAAGGAAATGGCGGTGAATATGGGAAATATGTTAAAGGAGTTAGAAAAGCAAGGAGAACGATTAGAGAAGCTAGAACAGGAACCAGCCGAAGCACATAGGCAGATTAAAATGGCAATGGTAACAGCGGCGATTAGTACAATTATGGGGGCTGTAATAGGGGCACTCATTATGATTTTATAAAAGAAGGAAGGAAACAACATATGGAAAAGAAAAAGATAGATTGGGCAAGGAAATTAACAAGTAGAAAGTTTTGGGCGGCGGTCATTGGTTTTGTAACCCCAGTAATGACACTAGCCCAAGTGCCAGATAATACAGCAGTACAAGTAACTTCCATTATTATGGCAGGGGGAACCCTCATTGCTTATATTATTGGAGAGGGATTGACAGATGCAGCAAATAAGGAGGAAAACAAGTGAAAAGAGGAATTGACTTAAGTACCCATAATCAGGTAACAGATTGGGATAAAGTAAGACAAGCAGTAGACTTCATTATACTTCGTGCTGGATATGGGGCAGGGAACATAGATGAGAAGCTAGTTCCTTATGCTGCTGCCTGTATGGAAAAGGGAATCCCTTTAGGGTTATACTGGTTCTCCTATGCTTATACGGTTGATATGGCTAGACGAGAAGCACAGTATTGTATTAGCCAGGCAAAAAAATATAAGGTTACTTATCCGATTGCTTTTGATTTTGAATATGATTCACTTAGCTACGCAGAAAGGAAAGGCGTAAAGGTAACAAAGCAGTTGGTTATGGATATGACAGTAGCATTTTGTAGTGAAATCAAAAAAGCTGGATACATACCTTTAGTATACACAAATAAGGACTATGCAGGAAGATATTTTGATTTGGAACAATTAAAAAAAGAAGGATATGAAATTTGGTACGCTTATTATAATAAGGCATCTGACCGAGAGGATATGGCAATCTGGCAGTACACAGATTCAGGAAGTATCCAAGGGATTTCAGGGCGAGTAGATGTCAACATTTCGTATGTGGATTATGGGGATAAATCGGGCTGGATAGAAGAAGCAGATAGATGGAAATACCAAAAAAAGGACGGAAGCTTGTGTAAAAATTGCTGGCAGGAAGTAGAAGGATTGTGGTATCATTTCGATCCAGAAGGGATTATGCAGACGGGCTGGCTAAAGGACGAAGGGAAATGGTATTTTCTAAAGAATGATGGCAGTATGGCCTATAAAGAAATGTTAATGATTAAAAGCCCTATATATGGAGAAGAGACCTACATTTTTGCAGCAGATGGGCATATGTTACAGACAAATGAGAGAGGGGCAGTTGTTTAAAATTTGTAATATTTTTATCAAGTAATAGATGGTGTTTGAAAAAAATATTTTCTTTCTTATAATATAAGATTAAGAGATTCGTTATATAAAAGAATGAAAAGATATGAGGAATATAGTATATTTATGTAGAATAGAGTAAACGAAATATTTAGTGTACAGTTTTAAATTGTATGATATAATAAGAAAAACAAAAGGAGAAATGTGTTAATATGAATAAAGAAAAAGAGGAGTATATATCCTTAAGACAAGAAATCGTTACTCTTTGTTCCTCAGCAGATTCAATTATTAACATCTTATATTTATTTTTGGCAACATATCTTGTTTTTGCATTTCCAAAGGAGGATACAATGTATGTATTATTTTCTTATGTTGTTATTCTTCCTTTATATATGTTAGCTTTGGAGAAAAGGATAGCAGCTTGTAAGATAGCTGCATATATATCGGTGTTTCATGAAGAAGAGGGAAATAAGTGGGAAACAAGGTTAATGAAATATAGAGGGCCAAAAGAACCAGTGGCGATGAAATATTTTTCGGCAAAGCATTTTCCGTTTATATTTGCAAATGGTATAGTTTTAATTATATTTATTTATAAAACAAAATGGACTTTTCATATGCCTTTTGCTGAAATAGTAAAAGTTGTGTTTGAAATAATTATGTTTATCTTGGTGATGTTTATTTTTATAAAGTATAAAAAAATGCTAGTGAAAGATTATATTAAAGAGTGGAGAGATTTAAAAGAAGGGGAGAATGATAAAAATAAAGAAAAATATATAAAATTTATTAGAGAGATACCACAAGAAGTAAAAGAGGAGATCTTTAATGAAATTATACAAAGAATGAAAAAAGAATTTAAAAAAAAAGAAGAACATGTTTAAAATATAAAATTGTATGTAAGAGGGTATAGTGTTAAAAATTTAAGGTGCAATATCAGAGAAAAAGATGAGAAATGTACATAATATGTTTACCTTTTTCATAATTTGTAAAAAATATCTATAGATTGTAGTTTATAAAAGACATAGTAGTTTCCTTTATCTCTTTGATTTGATTGTAATTTAATTTATTAAATGTAATGACTTTGGTTGGAATATATTAATAAAAAAGTATGAAAATGGTGTTTCTTAAAATGAAAAAGAATAATGTAGGGCTGAATCATATAACAAAAGCACTGGTAAGAGGCAGCAATATAGTAATGTAAGAAATAAATTGTATGTTGTTACTATGCGGTCAACCTTATTGTAACAACATACAATTTTATAGAAAAAAATTAAGAATAGTAATAAAGCTTTACAGTATCGGTTTCTTTATTATAGATAATTTTTTCTACTACATTTTTGAGTGTAGAATTTTTCGTGGGAATATCAGCATTAGATAGAAGTACATCATAGACGCTTTTCAGGCGTTTTTGCATTAGCTGCTTTACTTCTGAAGGAGAAAGATTTGGCTTTATAGGAGAGAGAAGGGCAAGCTTTTCTTCTAGCCGCTGCCGTTCTTCCTGTAACCGAAGCTTGTTCTTTTTATATTCTTCCATAGTATCAATACCGTTGATATATGCGTCACGGGCACGCTGTTCCTTAAAAGCAACTCTGTGAATTAAATCGTTAATACGTTTTTGTTCTGCAGAAGTAGATTCAGGCTGCCTAGGGGAGATAAGATTGCTATAGGAAAAGGTTTCTGCCTGGAAGGCTTCTTGGATAGAAGAGAGTACAGCAGGCTCTAACTTAGTAGCAGCAACCGAAGTTTTGGCGGCACATTTCCCTTTGCTATATCCATAACAAGTAAAATAGAATAAGATTCTCCCTGAAGATTTTACTGCTTTAGCAATCATGGTACGGCCACAGGCAGGGCATTTTACAAGGCCAGACAGCCAATGTTTATAAGTGCTAGAAGGCCTTGCCCCTTTTGGCTTGTATTCAGTATAATAACGTTCTTGGGCTTTATTAAATAAATCCTCGGAAATAATTGCCTGATGTTCCCCTTTTCGGATAATCCATTCAGATTCATCTTTAATCTCATTTGTCTCATTACAATGTCTATTCCATCTAAGCAAGCCACAGTACATAGGATTTTGAAGTATGTATTCTACAGAACGGCGTTCAAATGGTTTGTGGCGTTGCGTTTCATAACCCATTTCATTTAAAGCGCGTGCTATCTCAAAGATTCCTTTGTTCTGGTTAGCATAGGCATCAAAAATATAACGGATGGCAGCAGCTTCTTCAGGTACAATAACAGGTGGTTTTTTGGGAATGTCCATGCGGTATCCAAGTGGCGGGCTTGCCTGATAGCCACCCCGCAGGGCTTTTTCTGTCATGCCCCGCATAACTTCGCCAGAGAGGCGGATAGAGTAATATTCATCCATCCATTCAATAATACGTTCAATTAAGCTCCCAAAAGGGCCTTCTGCTACAGGCTCACTTACACTTAGGACTTCAACGCCTTGTTTCTTTAACAAAGATTTATATACAATAGATTCTTCTTGGTTCCTGGCAAAGCGTGAGAATTTCCATACTAAAATAATATCAAAGGGAGTGGGCTTTGTTTTGGCAAGAGCAATCATCTGCTGGAATTGCGGCCTCTTATCAGCTTTTTTCCCAGAAATACCTTTTTCTTCAAAGATATAATCTTCAGATACAATAATATGGTTTGCTTTGGCATAATCAAGAAGAAGCCGTTTTTGGGCGTCAGGGGAAAGCTCATCCTGCATATGAGTGCTGACGCGAATGTATAGGGCACCATTTTTCATAAATTGCCTCCTAGTATTTATTTTAGGTTTTTAGTGGAGCAGCAGTTGTTTCAATCTACTTGCGGCAGTTAGGAGCAAGAAAATTTGTAATTGCTGGTAGGCACTTCCAATATAAAGGTCTTTTCTGCTAACATTTCAAAATTCTCCTTTCGTTTAGTTTTTAACATAGTTTTCATTATTTATTTTAAATGATTCAATGTTAAAAAATAGGAATTGCTTTTCTTTGTTCGAAGAATAATATTATCACTTTCCAATTCACGAATAATTTTTTGTATATTTGATTTTGGTTCATCAGGAAAGTGTGAATAAATATCCTTTTGCATAATACCATTCATGGAGGTTATTAATTGGGTTATTTCTGGTATAATATAATCTCGTATATGAATATTATATTCTAAATCATCTTTTACTGAGTCAATATATGAAAAATCTTCATTATTTGAATTATGTAAATGTTCATAATTATCTTGGAAATAAATTGTTCCACCCTTTGTTTTGTAAAACCATTTTTTTTCTTTCTCATATAAATCAATTACATTTTGTAGTAGTATAATTTTTTTATTCAAATCTTTTTCAGAGTATGCTTGATGATAGGCCTTTTCAAAAGAAATAGTGTGTTTTTGAATATCATTTTCATGATTCATCATAAATTGAAAGCTTAGTTCTTCTTGTTCAGTTCTGCAAGATTTAGTATTTGCGTTTTTACTTTCTCGTTTTAATGCTTCTTCATATCCAACTTGCATTAAGTAAGATACTTCTTCATCAGTAATGGATTTGCCATCAGTATGCTTAATAACATTATCAACTTCTATATATTGAATATTCTGTGATTCGTCAGATTTGGAAATTACTGATTCACTTTCAGTATCAGAAACGTTTATAGAAGTATAGGGTTCCATATTATTGGACGTAACTTCTGGAGGAGTAGGTTCTGTAGAAGGTGTATTTTTTACTACCAAGGTTCTAGTTTTTCTTGATTTATAATTAATAAACCATATAATAATATATGGTAGGAGTGTAATCAAAATAGCTGCTATCCAGTCGTCCAATCCATAGTTTGCAGAATGATTAATAAAGCTAAGTACAAAATATAATGTCCAAATGCCAAGAAAGAAATATTTGAGTAATTTCTTCATAATATGTTTTTCCTTTCTTCAGTCCTCTTTTTGCATTTAGTAAAAATATATGTGGATTTGAAGTTATGTTCTATTTTGCTCTAATTGTTTTGTTGGCTAATAATATCTACTGTTGAACTAGCAAATAGCATGGTTAATACAATGTAATCTTGCTAGGACCATTTTTTATATTAGGAACTATAGTTGTATACATGATAAGTATACTATCTGTTTCTTTGATTGTTTCTATTTCAAAAAAGTGGATGTTGAGTGGTTAAGGTAGTTTTTAGACATTTAAGGAAGCCAGTTAGATTTTAATATCAATTCTGGGCTTCCTTAAAAAAATCAAGAATATAAAGTTCCTTATTATCGGATTGTTAAAATATAGTTATCTTTAGAATCAGATGGTTCTATAGTTATAAATAGAGGACTGGTACTTTCTTCTACTTCTTGTGGACATTTGAAAATATAATGAATACCACGGGTTTCTAAAGGTTTTATAGAAGAAATATTTGCATATGTAAATCCAGTAGTGGCATCTTCAGGGGCTGCAAAACTGGAATAGGTGTAACCATTATTATAATCAGCTGTAGCAGATAAAAGTCTATCACAACTTAAATTTTGTTTTCCGAGGTTCTTTACATCTACATCTAAATGGATATAAACATTTCCTGAATCAGCCGCATAATGTGTGTAAAAACCAGAAGTATCATCAGGTAATACATCATAAGTTAATTCTACCTTATTGATTGTTATTTCTATGTTATCTGTAGAAATAGTATCACCTACAGAAATGGAAACCCCTTGTTGAGGCGCTGCTGTTTCTTCTGGTGTAGTTTCTGATATTTCATTAAGTTGTGCTTTTAGAGATTCATTTTCTGCCTGAAGTGTTTTTAATTGTGCTTGAAGATTTTTTAGTTCTGCAGAATTGTCAACTGGAGTAGAAGCTGGCGAAGAACAACCTGCTAGAATAAGAGACACAATTGTTGTAAGTAGTAAAATAGATTTTTTCATGTAATTTCCTCCTGGAAGTATATTTATTAAAACGCTAAAGCGATCTAATTATTTTTAGCCTATAACTTCGTTATAAGTTTTTGTATATTCAATAATCCCGCCACCGATAATATTACCTTTTGTGCCATATAGAAGGGAATATTACATTGCCCTTTCGTCTATTTTTGTTATTTTATATTCACTTAAATAAAATTTTGCTTGTTTTGACAAAAGGTCTCTTCCTTCTTCTGACATATTATAATAGCAATCAATAATTTCTTGCAATCGTTTATCATTTGTTAGGTCTTTTGTGGTATTATTTTCCTTGTGTTCTGATTGAATACCAGCAATAAAACGTGTTTTGGCTTCTTTCATAAAAGAAGAACAATTTATGTTATAAAATTCACAAAGAGATTTTATTGTTTCTACTTTTATTTTTCTCTCTCCACATTCGTAACGTTGCAAGGACTTTGGAGCAATTCCTAAAAAATTAGATACATATTCCAGTGTATGACCATTGCTTTCGCGTATTTCACGAAACATTTTTCCTACGATTCCATATAATTCAAGGTCTGATTCTGTCATTAATATCCTCCATATTTGTATGTTAATATTATAATCCAAAAATGGACAGATTGCAATATTTATTTTCTAAATATTTGACCGTTTTTGGGTTGACACATTATAAAATAGATGATAATATAATGATATGACCGAAAACGGACATAATGAAAGTGAGGTGAAAAAGTGAATAAAAATATACAAATAACAGGAAAAGTAACACTTGCAGAGGTACGAGCAATAGCAGGAATGACCCAAGAAAAGTTTGCCAAGTTTGTTGGTATTCCGTATACTACATATCGTAGATACGAAAAAAATATTGGTAGTGCAGGATTTTCTGAAATTGTTCGAATTTGTGATAAAGTTGGTGTTGGTATTGAAAATATAAAAGTGTAATTTTTTTAATTTAAAATGACCGAAAATGGACATAAAAAACAAATAATGTAAGTTACCAACAGAAAGAGGTGAGAAAGATAGAACAACCAAGAGAGCCAAGATTTTATCCAAATAGACCAGAACTATCTTTTAATGTAGTGAATGAAAAAGAAGATACGCTTCAAAGTATTGATGAGACTTTAAAGCGCATTGAAAAAATTTTACTTAAGCATATCAGTGAATCACAAAGAGAAGTTATTCATCATGATAATCAGGAGCAGTAAAACCAATAATATGTTTAGGTCTATTTGGTTCTTTTTCAACAGAGGTGATTAAAAAATTTAGTTGACTTACATGCTGAATAAGAGTTGACATTTTACCTTTAACATAGCCTTTAAAGACTATAAGAACAGATTCTTTGTAGCTGATTTCGGTTACTATCATAGATATTGATTGACCAAAGTTAGTTAATAATAGTGCTATTTCATGTTCAGGGTCAAGAGTTTTTTCAAAGTTTTGGATATATTCCTGCAATATTTCAAATTGTGTATCAGAGTATGAAAGTGAAATAGGTGTAGGGTTTAAGTGAGCAATTACTGGTTTAGCAAGGGAATCTCTTAGTTCTGAAAAATCCATAAGTTTTTTCTCCTTTCTATGTACTTGGCTTGGCAGAGCCTGTATGTCTATTATAGGACAGCTTAGGATAGGAAACAATAAGAGATTATGATTTTGAGTGTTCCGAGTATTGGAATATAAAGGAGATTTGCAGAGAAAAAGCCGCAGGAGTCGGTATAGGAAGGAGGTAAAGGAAAATGAGAGATATAATGCAAATGTCGTATGAAGCAAGCCAGATTGCAAGGAGCCCTTTGGAGCATCAAACTTTGTTTACAGAAATGCTTTTTGACGAACTTGGGCAAATGAAAAGCGCGGATATTGTGCCGTACCTTTCGTGTACATTTGATGTTATCCGGCGTGAATACAAAGTACTGTTGTCATTCCCGGCGAGACTCAATGAATCGGATTCCGCTAAAAGTGATGTCAAATGACATTTCTTCCAATGGATGAAGGCTAATAAAATCATTAAATGGTCCTATTGCATTTATGCTAATAAGTTCACAGAAATAACAGGCATTCCTGTAGGGGAAAGTAAGTGATACCTGTAAAGCCTTTGTAGAGAAGCAGTATGGAAAAAATTTTGTGTAAAGGAGATGAAATTATAGAAGGGTTAGTTTATCTAAAAAATGATGAGGCTGTTTGTGACAGCTTACAGGTAGCAGAGAAGTTTGGAAAGCGGCATGACAGGGTATTGAGAGCAATTGAACAGATTAAAAATGATAGCTCACCCCAAAAATGGGGTCAGTCATTCAAAGAAAAATCATATAAAGACAGTTCTGGAAAGTTCAATAAAATGTATGAAATGAATCGTGATGGATTTTCTATTTTAGCGATGGGTTTTACAGGAAAGAAAGCCCTTGAATGGAAATGGAAGTATATTGAAGCTTTTAACGAAATGGAATCCATCATAAGAGAAAGGTCAACTTTGGCATGGGAAGAAAGCAGAAGAGAAGGAAAGCTTACCAGGCGGGCAGAAACAGACACCATTCAAAGGCTGGTGGAATATGCCAAGGGACAGGGAAGTACTCATTCTGACAAGCTATATATGACATATTCTAAACTTGCAAACAAGATGGCAGGCATTTCTAACAGAGAGGAAGCAACCATAACACAGATTAATAACTTGTCATTGCTAGAACATGTTATTTTATGCGTAATTAATGATGGGATCATGGAAGGGAAGAATTACAAGAACATATATCAGGATTGCAAAAAGCGGCTGCAAGTAGTAAGTGCGTTAGCATATTTAGGGTGATAGAGGGAAGGGAGGGAGTGGTATGAGAAAGAACCTGAAAGAAGCCCGCCAGAGGGCGGGCATGACACAACAGAATATGGCAGATAAATTAGAGATAAGCCTCAGATATTATCAAAATATTGAGGCAGGAGAAAGAACAGGGGATTTTGTAATTTGGGATACTTTGGAAGATATTACAGGTATTCATCAAAGGATATTGCGTGAGCTTTCATGAAGTCATCTCTTCCTAAGAGATAATCAAGAGAGACATCTAATATGTCCGCCATTTTAATGAGAGTATCGAAAGAGGGAGAACGAGTTTCTCCTTCGTATCCTTGATATGTGCGCAATGCAATATCAAGCATGTCTGCTAGTTGTGGCTGAGTAAAATTACGTTTCATACGCATAGAGCGAAGCCTTTTACCGAACATTTTATTTCCTCCTAAAAAATACTTGACTATGCTCAAATTGTACGCTATTATATAGATATAATAAACGTGCAATATGCACGCGTATTAATTGAACATGTAAAGGAGGTAATAAGAAAAAAGGATAGTTAATTTAGGAGGAATTTATGTTATGAGAAAGAACTTGAAAGAAGCCCGCCAGAAGGCGGGCATGACACAGCAACAGATGGCAGATAAATTAAATATAAGCCTTGTGTATTATCAGAAGATAGAAGCAGGAGATAGAATAGGTGATGTTGTTATCTGGGATACATTAGAGGATATTACTGGTATTCATCAACGGAAACTCCGAGAGATTTCAGAAAATCATCACGGCAAAGTAAAAAATCGGTTGGAACATTAAGTATATCAGCTAATTTGACAAGGCAATCAAGAGATGGAGAACGTTCAGCTTGTTCATATTTTTGGTAAGCATTTAATGATACTTGTAACATATCAGCCATGTTTTGTTGGGTGTATTTTCGTTTCATACGTAAAGAGCGTAAACGTGTATTAAACATAAATCCTCCTAAAAAATTATTGACATTACATACAAAATGTACTATAGTCTAAATAAGGAATCTACATACAAAATGTATGTAAAAAGGAGGGAAGCCAATGTTAGCTCAAGAAATTATAAGGCTAGAAAGAGAAAACAGAGCCTTAAGAAGTGCTCTGGAAGGACTTAACAGCAAAATAGAGCAGAATAAAGTTCTGAAACCAAAGAGCTGCCAGTATTGTAAGAATTACATTCAGCATTACAGGAAAGAGGGGCAGGAAACATATATTCCAATTAATTATGGACATTGCATATGCCAAGTTCCGGTTAGTAAGGGAAGAAAGAAGAATCCTGTGCCAGAAGATACCTGCCCTTATTTTGAGCTAGGAACATATGAGACAAGGGCAATTATTTAAAATAAGAGATATACGAAGAAAGGTGAGTAATGAGGAAGAACTTGAAAGAAGCCCGCCAGAGGGCAGGCATGACACAGAAAGAGGTTGCTGAATATCTGGGGATTGGAGAAAGGCGTTACCAAGATATTGAGTATGGAAAAACGTTAGGAAGCATCAAACATTGGGATGCTCTGGAAGATTTGTTTCAAATTCCGCAACGTCAACTTCGGATAGATAATCTTCCCGACAAATAAGGAAATCAACTGTAACATTAAAAATTTTTGACAAAAGAATGAGCTTTTCAATATTTGGTTCCAATAATCCTTGTTCATATTGTTGGAATGTGCGTACAGAAACGCCAATTTTTTGGGCTATGTCCTTTTGCATAATAGGTGATTGTTTGCGTAGTTCGCGTAGTCTTTCATGAAAGTGCATAAAAAAATCCTCCTTAATAGTATTGACACGCTGAAAAGAAGCGTATATAATAAATTAAAGACGCTTAAAAAAAGCGTGTTTAAGAAAGTGAGTAAAGTAATATTTTATTTTACCATAAAAAAGGAGGGGAAGCCAATGTTAGCTCAAGAAATTATAAAACTAGAAAGAGAAAACAGAGCCTTAAGAAGTGTTTTGGAAGAGATCAACAACAAAATAGAGCAGAATAAAGTTCTGAAACCAAAGAGCTGCCAGTATTGTAAGAATTACATTCAGCATTACAGGAAAG